CGAGGCATCATACAGATATTAAATCTATTATCGTGGAATCTATTAATTAACTTCTCTTGAAACGGCCACATATCGAATCCGACAAGACCTTCATCAACGTTTACAATCTTGATGTATGTTCTGGCAAAATATACAGGATCATCCTTACATTTAATGAATTCTGATATTTGTTCTGCATTAAATTCAACTGGAGTATTTGCCTTTTTTAAATTAGGATTACCCAGATATATGTTTTCACTCATAATAACTATTCCAATTCGTCAGGTATATCAAAGTTAGCAAACATGAATGGTTTGGTTGGATCTCTCATTATTGGATTATAATATAGAACTTTCGCTTTTGGATATATTTTTTGTATTGCTTTTAATACATTACTTTTAGATGGTCTTGAAAAAACATTTGGGAAGAACATCTGGGTAAAAATTATTTTACCTCTCCAGTTGACTGTTACTCCATAAGTCGATCCTCTCTCCTGTACACGGAGATAAGACTCAGCAATAGTAGATTTGAAGTGCTTAAAACTTTTCATAATATTATTTAGACTGCATTCCTTTCTTTAATAATTTTTGCAACTCAGCAGTAGAACCAACAAATAGTGCATTGTTAACAGTAGCAGGCCCTTTTGCTTTTTCTTCATCTAAATCTTTCATCTTCAATTGTAAATCAATTAACTTATCAGTTGTATCGGCAACATTCTTAATTAATTGACTGACAACTTCAAATGCTCTTGGTTGTTGACCATCCTCGGCAACTTCCATGATACGATCAAGTGCTTCCTGACCTTTCTCAATCAAAGAATAAAGATTACCTCTTGTGTACTCATAATCAAGAGTACGATTATCTTTACCTTTTTCTAGTTTTTTAAGTTGCTCTTTTCCTCTTTTTAGAGTATCTTCAGCTTCCTTAACAACTTCAATGTCTAAAGCATTGTCTATAGCATCAAATTTACTCATACATCAACTCCTTTTGTAGGACTGTAAACTCTTCCATCACTATAATCATAACGCTGTTCACTAAATCCAAAGTCATCACCTAATTCTACCATAGAATCGTCTATAGTGTTAACTACATTAACAGCAGCATTTTGTAAATGTACAGCCTTAGTGGTATCATCACTTCCTCTTGTAACTGATAATGTGTTTCCACTAATAGACTTGATGTAAATAAGTTCATTATCAATATCTATATAACTATCAGCAACTAATGCTGTAGCATCAGCAACATCAAATTGAGTCTTAGTTGCTGTAATCTCAGATATTAATGTAGTTGTAGCATCATCATTATAATCCTTAAGTGCTCTTGGTTCAGCAACATACCTAAGTTGTCTAGATGCAGTTTTTGTATTTGTAGTATCAGTTGAGTAATCGACCTGAACTTTCTTAATAAGTCCTTCAGATGAAGTAGGAACAGGGCCAAATAAGTATGTTTTAGCAGTAAATTCTAATGTATGTGTTATAACTCTCTTTTCTTCATACCCAGATTCATAGTTATCATCAAAACTCATTGAATCTAGAACCATAGGAATATCTCTTTTCTCTCCAATAGATTTAACTAAATCAACAGTTAAATTAAATGATGGTTGGAAGTAAGGAAGTATTTGTTCAATTATTTGTAGAGAATCTTCATTATATTGAGTCATAACATTTAATCTAAATCCCAAATTATAGGGAACAGGCATATAAAGTTTCTTAGCAACTTTCGTTCCAACTTTATTATTTGCTTTAAAGGTTTGCATTGTAGAAACCTTTCTTTCTGAATCGTATTGAATGTTAGTTAATTCAAATGCTAATCTTGGTAATGTTATTGCAACTCTTTGTCTTAAATCTGGTTTCTGCTCCAATCTTGCAAGAAATTTCTCTGCAGGGCCATAAGCAATAGGAACCCTAATAGTATTTGCAATACTACCATCTGGTTTCTTGTGCTGAATGTCAATTGTATTAAAAAGAGTACCAAAAGATATGATAGTCTTTCTTATAATCTCGTGATAGAAATATTGTCCTAACATAATGTTGTTATTTGCTTATAAAAACTATTTAGAATTCTCCGAATGGATTATCTTCTGAGAAATCTATAATTGAATCTGCATTTGATTCTATTGGAGAATTATCTCCATAAAGATCAGTATCATCTTGATCAGATACACTCTTAACTACATATTGTGCATCAGATCCAAGGTTTGCAGTTCCAATACCAACGACTGTTTCTCCAACTACAAAATCACCACTTGGACTTACAACCTTAAGAACCCTAGCATCCCAATCCCAACTCTGAACATATGCAGTTGTACCAGAACCTACGCCACGAACCATTTCATTAAATAAGTAATTTCCAGTTTGAGCAATACTTACTGATGGTGCAGCAAAATCCATAGATGGTGCTAATGTATATCCTGCACCAGCATTTGTATATCTAATTGCAGCAACCTCACCATTGGTATTCAAGAATGCTTCTGCAGCAGCATTTATACCACCTGCAGGAGCAGTTCCAATGGATATTACTGGTGGTGAACCATATTGAGCACCAGCCTGAGTTATAACAGGTGCTCCTAGAGCACTAGATGCAGTTACAGCAACAGCAACAGCACCAGCACCATACTGATTAACTGGAGTGATTGTTAATGTTGGGGTATTAGTATATCCAAATCCTGGATTAGTTATCAGTATTCTATCAATAGATTGACCTGTTTGACCAGTACGACTAGTCATAATAGCAACAGCAGTAGCATCTATACCTTGATGTGGTGCAGTTGTTATTCCAATATTTGGAGGAGCAGTATAATCATAACCATCATGAATTAGATCAATATAACCAATAGAATGGCCAGTGTTTAGTGGTGTTAAATCATCTGCCAATTCTAAAGATACAGTTGCAGTTTGAGCACCAAGTCCAACCATATTAAGTGTAACAGTATATGCAAACTCAATTGCTGCCTCATCAACTGCCTGAATTCCAGTATCAATATGATCATCAAGTTCCATATCCATGACTTCACATGTTAATGTGTAAGCATAGAGTTTGTTTAATTGGTAAAATGGTTTCTTTGCTTCAACATATTTGATTTCAAATATAGTATTATCTAATGGTAAGTATATTAAATCTCCTTCTTGTGGTCTAGTAGTTAATTCTACTGAAGTATCTCCACTAAGAAATGTACTAACAAAATCTTCATATCTTTCCTTTGATATTACAAATGTAACTTGATCTGTTGTCTGGACTCCAAATTTAGTAAGTAAATCCCCAGAACCTTCAAATCCTTCATAATTTAAAAGATATGCTTCTAATCTAAAAGCATCATCAAATTGTGATGAATTAACTTCTCTTAAAATTTGATCCTTATTAACAATCTTTCTGGGAAGATATACAACATCTTGCCCAAATATCTTTAGTTGTTCGTTTATAAGATCTTGTACTAATCTTTGCTCACTAGCAGATCCTTGTAAAAAATGTGGAGAAAGTGGCATGACATTATCCTATCATATCTAATGGTGGCATTTCATACTCTTTCCGTAACTGATCTTCTATTACTTCAAGTTCTCTTACTGCATCTTCATATATTTCTCTACCATTTAGTGAAACACCACCTGGTAATAGAACTCCTTGGAACTTAATTAAATTTTGACCCCACTGTTTTTTAACAGTAGCAGTAAAGTATTTCTTTAACCACCAATCATTAAAAAGAGTAGGTGCATCTGAAGGATCAACCAATCTATAACAATCAATAATAAGATACGAATCGGTTCCTACCATATCCCAATCCATATCCAGATAAAGTCTATGATTTTTCTTATTAAATCTCAATTGAACATCTGGAGTCAAAAGTCTATTCATATCTTCAAGATATGTCTTCGTCATAGAATAATTCAATAAATCAAGAGCTCCATAATAATATAAATCATTCAAGAAAATTTGATATTTAATATTAAACATACCACTAGAAACAGTGCTTGAGTCTATCTTAAATACCTTTTCTACACCAAGAACATGATCTGGTAATTTTAAGAAATTATCTGCTTCTACGTATGAAACTGTAGTTATACCAACTGTAGAAGTAGCAGTTGTAGTAGTAACTCCAGTTCTCAATAATTCTTTATTTGCATCAGTTAACTTATGCTTTAAGAATGTTCTTTCGATACCATCATAATGTCTTTCCTGAAAATACTGAACAGCATCATCAAGTAAGTCTTCAAGTTGATCATCATCTACATTAATTTCCAGTACAGGATACCCAAGCCTTCTTAAAGCGTATTCTCTTAATTCCCATCTTGAACTGATTTCATGTGCGGCCATTAATCTACCCCATCTTTTTGTTCTTTTTGTAGATCTTGAACTACTTTTTGTAATTTTACATAATCTTGTGTTATAGATTCTAATTTAGATTCTAATAAAATGTTTTGATTAATTAATTCTGAAATCTTTTTATGGTAAGTTCTAACTAGAACATTCACATCAACTTCACTATTCATCTAAAAAGTTCCTCCATCGAGAGTTGTTGTCCAAACAGGAATACCTGCAGCAGTTGTGGTTAGTACATAATTTGAAGTACTTATACCAGAAGCAGGAGTTCCAGTAGAAGTTAATTTACCTGTTGAATCAAAGTAAGTAGCACCACTAGAAGACCAATCTCCACCTTGATAATAAATTCCTTTAATATCTAGGAAACCTCTAGTACCACTAACTACACTACCAGTTACGGTAGCATCTGGAATATAAGTCCAAGATCTTACAGGAGCACCACTAGTATCACCAGCACTATCATTGTAACCAAAGAATCCTGTTTTATTGTTTGCAGTACCTTGACTAGTATTGTAATTAAATGTTATACCACGGTCAGTATTGGTATCATAAGCATGAGTAACAGTTAATTGTTGTGCTGTCGCAATACCAGCAGTAGTTGTTCCTGTAAATGTAATAACTTTGCTTGTTGCATTGTAAGCACTGACAGTACCAATACCAGAAGAATCTATAGAAGCATGTGCTAATGTATCTCCAGTATTAATACCAACAACCGAATCAACAGTAACAGTAGAAACACCAGATGCAACTGTTGCCATAACAGTTACTTTACTTGTTAAATCACCAAGGTTAATAATTGGATCATTAAGAGTTGTATTTGTAGAGTTAACAGTATTTGTTGTTCCATCTACTTGTAAACTACCTTTAATAATAACCAAACCATCACTACTCAATCCATCAGGATATGGATCAAGGTATAATGTATTTCCACCACCAGACTTAGTTGAAATTATATTAGATGATATTCCTACATTATCAACAGTAAAATCACCATTGATATTGAAATTGACATTATCCCAAACCCAATCTGCTCCAGTTACCTTAACTTTATCATCACCATTTTCATCATATTCTATTTTTGCATCCTTACTATCACCAAAAGTTAAGAACTGATCGTCTGATATTACAACTTCACCACTTCCATTTGTTTTGAATATAATATCACCATCAGTATTGTTAGATGAAATTGTATTTCCATCTAAAGTAAGATTATCTACAGACCACTGATCAACTCTAGGTAAACGGTTTACATTACCTCCTCCACCTGGATTACCAGATGCCATTGTAGAAAGTATTGGTATAAAACCATTATCTGGAGTTGTCGGGTTATCTTGAGAAGCAACCTTTCCTGCCTCCCTACTCATCATATCTGTGTAATATCTACCACCAACTTCTTGAGGATTATTTGCGTTATCACCAGCAAATAACCTACCCCCTTTATTTCCGTAAGTACCTACACCAACGGTTAAACCAACTTCACCAAAATTGAGTGGCGATGGTGCAGCTACACCAGTCGATCTTTTTACTCTTATTATACTTGCCATGGCTAGAAGTTACCTCCGTTGATCTCCAGATTTTGTGTTGCTCCTGGTGTTAATTCCAATGTTGCTTCCCATTTTGATTTTGTAGAATTATAAACAAGTACCATACCATCGGATACTCCACCTGATACATCAACGTCAGATAATGCTGCTAAAGTTCCACCAGCACCTCCAAAGGAGGATAAAACTTTTATAGCATTTTGTTGACCAACTTTTACTTTAATGTCTGCCATATTTTTTTAACCTGTAGTTACACCAGCAGTAACAATTGCACTGCCTTCAACAATTCTGGTTTTAACAGAACCATCGTCTAACAAAATATCATAACTATATCGACCTGGTCTTAACCCAGCCGTGATACTAGATCCCAAAGATATCCTAACTGTACCACGAACCCTATCAGGAAATTGAACCCCAAAAGTCCATGCATTGTACTTTGTCAAAGGAGACTTCTTCAATTTAGAAGTACCAGTGTATCCAGTCAAATCCATAGGGGCATTGTTGTTACTCTCAAGGTTAAAAGTCTGATTAAAATCAGCACCTTGATCAATCACTATATTACTAACATATGCTGCCATTAGAGTTTCAATTAAGATCTATCTCTAGATATTTATAAATCATTTTTGCACGATTGTTTTTAACAAGCTTTTTATTTCCTCAATATCAGTTTTTATACTGTCAACATCAGATTTCAAGTCATCAAATTTCTTTTTTTCTTTGTACTTTTTCTGAGAAAGAGACATAAACTTATCAAATTCACTCCTATTATTATTAATAATAGCATTTGAATGTGTATCTCTAACTAAAGAGGTATCATTTTCAACTTTCAAAAATTTTTCCATCAATCTACAGAAAATGATCTTAATGCTATAGATCTAAAGTTTTTGAACTTTGGTGGTTCTGCTTGATTTGAAGAAGTCATAATAACTTTAATCATAAATCCATTAAATTGTGGTAGATTTTCTGCTGTGAATTTATATTCACTAAACTTCCTATGTGAAGTATTTGCATTAACAGTTTTATCTGGTAATCCATTAGTGTTAAATGGTAGATAAACTTGTTGGAAATCTTGACCATCACTTCTGTATAATTTATAAAATACACGGAATTCCGAATCACCCATTCTATTTCCATCAAATTGTACATAAATTGAATTGGATGGAAACTCTAGATCTATTCTCTTAGTTTCATATACACCAGAATTTGGATCCTGTCCAGGAATTCTTGGTCTGCTATCAGATGTCCAATCAGCATCAGCAATAGGTCTATTAACTAAATTGCTATGAAGAATAACATTTGCAGTATTTAAATCAATAAGTGGAGAAACATTTTCATTATTTGATGATAATGTTAATTCCAAACCAAATGATTTATCATCAGACATCAATTCATATTCATTTGTTTCAGAAGCAACTATTCTCGAAGAATCTAATAAATTTAACTTATTGAGAGAAATTGGTTCATATCCTTTATCTACAAACGATGCTTCTCCTCCATTTATACTGGTTCCACTAGTTGTTTTAACTCTAGAAACAATATTTGTTCCTGTTGGTGTTATGCAATTAAGTTTTGGTGTAATTGCTTCAAATGGAATATTTTGTGATGCTGAAACATTTCTTCCACCAGCAGATTTTGATTTCTCAAATACTTTTGTTGTATCGGAAAGTTCAACATGATAAGTATTGAATGTTTTTGGTTTATTTGAGATATTATGGGTCTTATTAACCTTTCTCAAAGAAACTCCACTAATTTCATAGATATTGACATATTCATTAGCATCATGGTTTGATTTCAAACTACTATCAACTCCTCTAGTAATTTGTTCCAATTCATTAGAAGTTGTATTAGCATTTTTGTATTCTATAATTTCCTTTCCAATCTGAACATAACCTGGATTACTTGCTGTTACTGTAGCACCCTCAAAGGTAGTAAAACTATCAGCATTAACAACCTTAATGGTTGTTGAAGTATCATCCATTTTTGTACTTAACAATACTGGAGGAATATCAGTAGAGAATCCTTCAATTTTCACTTTATTTGTACTTGAATGCATACCATGATTCCTATGATCAAACTTCATGGTTAAACCATCTCTAACTGTATCTGTAGTTGGTACAGATAATGGTTCAAGCATTGTTTCATTTGCCCCTGCACTATTTGTATGAACATATGCAGAGTTAGTAAATGCAGAATCTACATCATCAACAATAAGATAGTTAGTCATTGATACAACACCAACTACAGCACGAACTTGCGATCCCGTATCACCTATAGGGCCACTTAATAGAGAGTCACCTACTTTATAACCCTTACCACCTGCAGACATTGTAATTCTATCAAGAGCACCATTTAAAACTCTAACAGTTGCTTGAGCACCTGTTCCAT